CCATGTATTTTTCATTCCTTTATGTTACACCTCCGTAGATTTCTTTGATGAATGAAATATCCCAGACATAACTGAGATCCTTTTTGAACTCTTTCTTTTTCCTGCCAGTTGAATTCACCGGCTCCCAATCTGTTAAAAGCTTCTTGCCAACATGCTTCCTGAGCTTATCGAGGTACAACTCTCTGTCAGGTACATCTAAAGGCACGAAGATCATTTCTTCACCTTCGTTATACAGTCGCTCTAGGCACTTCCACTGATTGTAGTGATTCTGCACCCAAGGTGTGTCTGAACCGTCGTACCTGCGAACCCAAGACTGCCAGTTATCTTCTGGATGCCGTAAAGGTACAACCATTACATCCGGCAATACAGGATACCTTCTTCGCCCTTCTGGATCACCGTGCTCAAAGAACGCCTTAGCGTGTTTGTATCCTACACCAAGGAGCTTCTTTAAGAAGTTCGACCCTGTGTGCGGTACACTGATGATCTTCAACCTGGAGCGTTCAGGTTTCACTTCCCTTTGTTATCTCGTCTTGAAGCTTTAGGGGCTTTGGTCTTACTGGATGCTTTCTTTTTAGGCTCGCCTTTAGCCAGTGCTTTGGCTGCTTTACGAACCTTACCGCCGTATTTAGATCCTGCTGCCATAATCTTTCTTTGAGCCTTAGCTCCGTACCCTACACCTTTTGGCATTATTTCTTCCTCTTTTTACCTTCTCGTATTCTTGCGCCTTCTGCGCTGTTAGCTTTGGCACTTCGTATACGAGTCTTGTTGTTATTCTTGGGCTTCCGTTTCAAAGGTGTTACATGATCTACATGCTTACCGTCGCCCTTTCGTACCTTGCCTTCTCTCTCTGCCTTTGCCCTTGCTTTGTTCCTTGCAGCCCTTGCTTTCTTCCTAGCTGGAGAGCCGTCGTAAGCCCTTTCCCTCTTAGTACGCTCTTTAGCGTTACTTTTAAATTGGCCCTTCTTCGGCACCCGGCACCTCCTCTACGCCTTCTACGTCAACCATTTGTTCTTCTCCGAGCATCTGCTGGGCTTGTTGTAGCATTCGCTGTGTTTCCATCTGCTCCACTACAGCAATGTTATCTCTAATAAGGCCGAAGCGTTCTACCCCGAATGCGTCCTCGATCATCTTAGCCAAAGCTTTCCCTGATACGTGAGGCGCGATTAGCTCACCCGCAGGCGTGTTAAAGATCCCTGTGATGTTCTGCACTAACTGACGCTGAGTGGCAAAGTGCCTTGCCCCCATAGGTCGGATCTTGCCCCTCCCTGTGATGTCATCCTTAGTGATGCTATTAAAGATTTCTGCTCCAATGTCGTCATCTTGGATACGGATGATCTCTTGCGCTGACATGTTCCGCTTTGCAACTTCTAGCATACTATTCAACAAAGGCTCTAAGAAGTTCTTCTCGAAGTTCAGTACCTTCTCAAAGAAGATACGCTCAGAGGCTTGATTCAACGTCTGAACCTCGAACGCTGTTTTCTCCCCTGGAGTACGTACACCCATAGCTTCTCTGGGGGCGCCTGCGTACAGTTCCATCTTATCTTCTAGGATTCGGATCTGCATGTCTGCATTCAGAGCTGCTGTATCTGGAGTTAACATCTCTACATCCTGATCCCCTTCATCGAGGTGAATCTCTGCAAAAGGTGCCCATTCGAACGCCTCTACCTCGCCCCTGATCTTCAGGGGAGGGAAAGCGATTAAATCGAATACATCTGCTTTGATGTTCTCCAAATGGTCAATGCGGTACTGCATCCCCACCAGATTATGCAATGGACCTTGGGCGTACAGGTTATCAGGACGGAGACGCCAGCCTACGTGCTCTTTCGTGCCCTTCGGCAACCAAGTCTGCATAGGCTCTTTCCTGATAACGAACTGTCGATCCATTACAGTAATAACGTGATCTTTCAGGAGTACACCGTTCTCAGTGTCGTAAATATCCCCTTCAAGATGCAAAAGCTCAACGTAAGGAGACTGGTAGTACTCAGATATATTCCCGAAGCCGTCCATCTGGTACGCTTCTACCTTCTTCCAGTCATCTTGCGTTAAAGAGCCTCTGAGGTTATTCCGGTGCTTATCGGCTTCCATGAAGGCTTCTTTGATGTATTTCAATCCAGGCTGCTCTTCCATAAGGCTGGCTAGTTCTCCAACCAACAGAAGCTGCCGCGTTATCTTAGGTGTTCTCTTGAATGATTCTGCCACAGGGTTGATATAAATATCTGACATCGAAATTCTGCACAATCGTGGACCGACGTAACCCTGTATGAGTTCTCCATTCATCTCCTTGAGTTCTTCTACCCATTCTACTTCAGCGAACGCATTCCCCGTGTCAATGTAATCGTACACCAACCTAGAGAGTGTCTCCTCGAAGTCCCCTGCTCTGGTCTTGTTCTTCAGGTAAGCTTCAATCGCTTCTGCTTTAGCGTCATCCTGCTCTGAGTCCCCTTGCCACTTCACCCAATCATCATTCGGTATCAGTGCCGCCATGTAATTCGCGTGCAGGTTATCCCTGAGCTGCGTTAACTTAGGATCATGCGTGCTGTTCCTCCAAGGGAGGTCAGCGTTCGTTGTGCTTTTCGTGCTCGTAGCAAAGATGTAATTCCTGAGTTCCGTTTGCTCTGCATCGAAAGACTGACGTTGATTCCTGAAAGTTTCGTACAGGCGTGTGATCTCTCCTGCTAAGTGCGTCTTTGGCGAGAAGAGATCTCGTATCTGAGCCACAGTGCCTGGCATAGTTACCTTCCTATATTAACTGCGCCCAGCCCACCGAACCTTCTGTTCGGCTGGAACTGGACTACATTCTTATCAATTGTGCTGGCAGAACGTCTAGGCTTAATGAGTATCTCTACTGCCGCTGACAGAGCGTCCTTGATGTCGTCATGCGGAGGTCTAGCCATTATGAGCTCTTCCTCCAGCATTGGTATGTACCCACCCCTGTAGTGCCACATAATTTGATTATCGTACTTCACTTCAAGGTTAGCCTGGATACGTTCTTCCTTCGTACCCTCATGCCTACTCGGTGCATGTTGATCTATCTTGATGTATATACCTTCTTCCTTGAAGCGTTGCAGCAGATCTTTAACAATCATACCCTGTGCAGCGTTCACTTCTGCTCTGATCTTTCTGAAGCCCCACTTCTCGTTCATACGGACAATAGCTTCTTGGAAGTCCTTGATCCTATCCGTCTTGAAGCGATCTATGTCCAGAACAAAGATGTCACCTTCAGTGTTCATACCGCAGACTACAATGGCAGTGAAGTCGGACTTCTTGGATAACGAGAAAGCGAAGTCAATCGCCGCCACTACGTTCATCTTAGTTTCTTTCCAGAACCACTGCCCGTTCACGTTCTTGAGGTACTTCGGATCGTAGTACTGGAACCTGTCCCTATTCAGGCGCTGTGATTCAGGGTCGTTCGGGTTATTGTAGTACTGTGCATAGAACTGCGTCTTATCCTCGTACTCAGCATATATCCTAGACAGTACCTGGCGGTTAAAGCCGAACTTCTTCCCGCTCTCTGGGTGTGCTTCCCGAGGCCAAAGGAACACCCCTGCATCCTCGACTACATCTTCCCATATATCCCAAATGTTTCGCTCGCCTACGATCTCATCATCTTCGTTGAACAAGCTTTCTTTTTGCTTCTTCCATATATCGTACTGGTCAGAGGGATGATACCGCGTGCCTGCGGCTTTAATCATTCCACCAGCGTTTTTGATACTAGACATCTGTGACATAGCAGCGGCAGTTTTTCTTCTGCCATCTATAGTGTAAGCGTTATCAGGAACTACAACGTCATCTGCCACGATTACGTCTGCGTGCCACCCTGTCGTGTTCGTCGTCAAACCTGCGGTTGCTATCGTGAAATCCCTTATACCTTCTTCTTTTCTTAAAGGATGATCCACGGAGATTGCAGTTGTGCTCCATTTCTCCCTCTTACCTTCCTCTGGATCTAGCATATCAGGCCAGAACCTCTTGTACACCTTTGAGTCCATCATGCCCTTTATTGAGTACAACTGTTGCTCTGCTAAGGTGCTCGTTGCAGAGATGTAAAGCACAGTTGTGTCAGGATGTTTCGTTATCCACCAACAAGTCCATACAGCTAGTATATGAGACTTCCTGTGCCCCCGTGGGAGCAGAACTAACTGATTCGAGTCGAACTCCCCGTCATGCGAACGGATGTCATGCGAGGAGTCCTGAAGCCACTTGAAGATCTTTTCATGTACTTCGCCGTACACAGCCTTTGGGTTCACCAGTTTAGCGAACGATAGAAGGTCTTTCTCGAAAAGCTTCTGGGCCTCTCTTATCGACTCAGGTCGCTTCACTTACCGAAGACTCGTTCAATATCATCTTTGTATAATTCTACGACCTTATCCTCTACAGGTCTTGTGCTTCTCCTTACTTTTGCCTTAGCCTGTTTATCTAGCCAAGATTGATCCACAAGGTACTTAGCCGCCTGAAAAGACTCAGGAGCCTGTTCGATGATTTTACGCATACCTTTTGATTTCAATCTCAGGTTCAGCCAGTTCCGCATACTAGCCACTTCTCCGGCTAAGATTTTAGAATTAGTAATCGCCGTCCAGTGTTCAAGCCCTCCTACTAATGTGGTTGCTACTTCGTATTCCGTGGGGTCTTCCAACTCCAGATACA